CGTTTGGAACATGAAGGCTTAACTTTGGTTAGGCGTTTGTGTGCCGAAGTTATCTTTCGCCTTGACGAATCTCAAACAAAAGGATTCGCTATGGTGAAAAATATTATAGTCCCGAAACAATATGAACCCATCGAACATGCCTTCATATGTCATTCAGAAAGGACTGTACACTGGTTGGCTGCTTATAGTTTCCGCAAAAGTTACTATAAAATGCAGTTCCCGCCTCGCAATTCGGATGAGCAGATGAAAGCTGATAAAATTAGGGCCTACATCGACTTTTTCGAATCGCAGGCGAGCGCTGAGCTTTGGTATCCAGAGAGATTCCTCGAACAAATCAAGCCGTTACTTGTCATGAATAGAAAGAAGTACGGTAATTTTAACTTTTACGTTAAATATATGGGCTTGCACAGCCTTATGCGCATAGCATTAGATGTGCCTTACTTAGAAAAATTCTTGAGCGAGGTCAAACCCCTCGCTCCTCAATTATGTAGCAGTATGAACCCGAGAAACGCTCAGCGCTTCAACTCGGTTATAGTCGTCAACCATGCGGCTAAAGTCATTATTGCAAATCATGGTAACACCAATCAAGAAAAGATTGATGACTTCTTTAGGACCAAAATATACCAAATTAAATCTTTTGTTATATGGATGTGGACAATTTTCACTTGGTCAATTTTACTTGGAACGTTTACGACAGCCATGCTAATCACATGGTTCTCGGGGTGGAACAGAAGCGTCCTGTCTGCGCTCATAGCGATGCCAGACAAAGACTCATTTTACCTCCAAGCTTACTTATACTTAGAGACAGCCGATAAATACTTTTCAAGATTGCTCATTACATATGTAGCAATTAGATTGGTATTAAATTTCTTAGAAATTGAAATAAGGCTGCCTCCATCCAAGGTTACAGTTGTCACTAACTCTAAACCCGATAAAGTGTCCGAGTTGATCAAACTAATCGACGATTGCAAAATCGCAGATGATGTCACGATTAACGTGGGCAACGAGGCTATAATGCCTGGATCAATACAAATGCAACACACAGGTAAGCACCCTGGTTGCGTAATGATAGGTCTGCTTAACACAGACAAATCTTTAATTCGCATAGGCGAGGGAGTTCTCATGAAGAACGACGAAGGTAAACAACAACTCCTCACGTCAGCCCACGTTATTGCATGTGCAATCGGATCTTGCGGCGACCTAGACATAGTCGCCGCTTCTTATCAAACAGAAATCATAGTGAGCGTCTCGATTAAAGAGACGCTTAAGAGCGCCCCTTCTTATATACCTAGAGGATGCGCTGACGATAAGATCGTCTACGACGTTGATATCGCTAGCACCTTAGGAGTACAACTTGTACCTCTGGGTCTTGCCAAAGCTGGTACCGCTTATACAATAGTGTTTAAGCGAGACAGTCAACAACCCCATATCAAAGTCAAAGCCATCGGTACTCTCAGGCCATTCGCTCTCACGAATGGTAAGAGATTTTACGGAGTCTTCGAAACCACCATCAGCACCATTGAAGGAAATTCAGGTGCTGGAATTTACCAAGCCAACGCAGCTGGACAAATCAGATGCGTCGGAGTTGTTAAGGGATGGGCCGGGGTTCCTCGTAATGGCAAAACAGAAATCCGCAATTTGGCCGTGGGTGTTTTTGGCCTTAAAGGCAAAAACATCGGCGTTGCTTTGAAACAACGCGCTATAACTTCAGCTAATGAAAGATATAGTAATTTCGATGACACTAGCACCAGTACCTCAGAGATTGAGTATACTGACGAGTCAGATACCAACGAAGAACTAGATAGATGGAAGAATGAATGGAACCAAGAGCGTGAATTCGATAGAATTAACGCAATGGAAGAAAGATTTAGATTCGAAATAGAACTAGCCGTTAAGGAGGAAAGACAACACATGAACGATTACTCCACCTACGGATCTGAAAAGGCACGACTTATGATTAGAAATGAAAATTTTCAATCTACCCCGCTACCGAGTATACCCAAACTATCAGAGACAACTTTGATTGGTTCGGCCAATACTACCGTAGTCAGTCAGGCTTTAAACGGGGACAAGACATCCGCCTCACAAACGGCGGTTGTGGACTTACCGAAATCGGCACAGTCCGTCCCCTCAGGTTCGCCAATCCAGGAAGCAAAACGAAAATGGAAGAGCTTATCTGTCAAAGAGCAGTATGCGAATTACGCGGACGATCCAAATATTTTGCAACTGTGGCAAATGATGTCGCCCTTAGAAAGAGAGCAGTGGATGATATGTATGACTTCCTCAAAAGATCTGTCTGTGATAATACCGATCTACGAGAGGGTCAGATCTGCCTTTGCCAAGTCATTAGAGACGAAAGCAGCGAAGGTAGCCAGAGCTCCCAAGAAAGCCAACACCATTCCTCATCAAAACGAGAATGGTCAACAACCTCGGAGAACAAATGCTCAGAGGAAAGCGGCTATCAGCGCGGCTATGGCAATGCCAGAAGCCACGGACCTGGAGAAGAGTGCCAAGTTGCAGGCGCTCCAGGCCGCGCATATGCAGTAATATTTATATTACTGCGTATATACGGATACTACCACCCGCCAAGGGATAGTGCGACTGAGAAAAAGTCGTTGGTGATAGCCGTCGAAACACACACTATGTTGGACAAGGTTAAGGCAAAGGAATTTTTGGACATTGGCATGAAAGTTATTAAGAACATAGCTATTCAATACCCCTCTGTTCCATATAAACAAGAGCCTTCTAACGATTACTTGTTGTATAAACTAGAAGAAATAGCAACTAGTAATAAACTTAACCTTAAAGGCGGGCCCGGATACTTTCACTGTTATGCCGGAGCTAGCAATTTCGAAGTATTGTCGCGTTACTACCCATTTGTGGTATCAGCTGCGTTTAAAAGGCTGATACTACTGCGAGACACGCCATACGAAGTAGTCTCAAAACTCTCATCTATTGAACTTTTTGAAAGAGGTTTATGTAGTGTACATAGAGTTATGATTAAAGACGAACCCCACAGCGCATCAAAAGTAGCTGAAGGGAGATTTAGAGTGGTCATAAGTGAATCACTCGAAGATCAATTGGCAGATAGAGTCTTATTAGGAGACGTACAAGATGCGAACATTAGTAACTGGAATAAAATACCAGCTAAATGTGGCATGGGTTTTGCCCCTGCTGACGTATCGACGATAACAAATATGTTTAAAGAAGTCGCCGCTCGCAATCCCAAAATTAAAGGGTTGAGAGCCTGTGACGTTAGGTGCTGGGACTGGAGCGTGGAGGATTGGTTACAACAGGTAAACGTAGAAAGAATACGTATACAAACCCAAGCCTCGCCTTCCTGGACCAACATGCTTAAGAATATGGCGCACGTTAATATGTTTGCACCTCTAGCTACCTCTGGAGGTGATGTAATAATTAAGGATGTCGCACATGGAGAATCTAGTGGTATCTTTAACACTAGTGATGGTAATTCCTGTATGAGGGCAACCCTGCCTGCTATCGCAAGATGGCTAGCGGGGAGGCCTACGTATGGATGGATTGCTACCATGGGCGATGATTCTGTGGAAGAAAATGACTTTGAAGTTGACTATAAAATGTTCAACCTTGAGATCACAGATGACTACAGATATCGCATCAACGAGCCTGTCTCTTTCTGCTCCCATAAAATGAGCGGGGACAGGGCTGTGCCAGAAAATTGGCCGAAGACTGTTTTCAGAATGTTCAACCAATCAAACTCTGATGTAACTCACGAAGATTACATTGCTGCTTTGGAACAACTGGATGGTTCAACCGGTGTGCACTTCACCCAGGTGCTAGACTTTATTTCAGTGCTCGGACTGAAATAAAATACTGTAATAGGGAAATTATGAATGGAAAACCAAAAGCCAAAGAAGTCAAGAAAATTGTCAAGGCTGTTAAGAAAACGGTTAGAAAGAGTGCTCCTCGAGCAAAGCATGCTCAAAGAAGAGGAGTTGCTCCTACTCAAAACGCTTTCAAAATTGGATGGGATTCCAGTAAAATGTACGGCAACAACTACGGACTTTCAGTCCATACACAAGATGCCTATGAACTTAGATCAAAGGTCCACCGAGGGCATGAACGCGGAGAAAACCCCGTTGTCAAAGCCTGGCGGAATAGCCAAAGTGCCAACCAGTTTGGACAAATGAACCCAAAGAAGGACACAATAGAGCCTTTTGATAGTTTCATTGGAATCATTAATGGTTCCGCTGGTTACGCAGTTACTTCACACCAAATTAACCCTGGTTTGTCGGAACTGTTCCCTTTGCTGTCGAAGACGGCAGCCCTTTACGAGAGGTACAACTTCTTAAGTCTGGAGTTTTATCTCACCCCCATCGTTAATCCATACATGGCGACGGGGAAAATAATTATGTCGTGTGACCTAGAAGGAATTAATGAGTCACCGCCAATCTCTGCCGCAGAGCAAGAGAACAATACAATCCACTCAGATGGAATGCCATATGAAAAGTTTGGTTTCCAAGTTGCTGGAGTCGTAAGACATTTAGAATCATGGTACGTCAGAACTAACGAATGCTACCCTGGAAATGCCGACCCTAAGCTTTTTGATTGTGGAACTTTATACATTGGTACCTATGGAAATCATAGTACCGATGGACAATGTGAACTACGAGTACGTGGAACCTGTATGCTCATGGACAAAATCCAGGAGCCTGACGGGATCCCGAAAAGTATTAACATGCATGTTAGGCAATTATTGTCTACCAGCACAGACCCTATAGCCTCTAACGTTCAAACATCCATCACTTGGAATAATTCAGCAAGTATTGACGGTTGTCCTTGGACGCTTAGGGGTGACAGATTTGTATGTCCTAGATCCGGGACATACGGAATCTCAGTCTCACCGCTGATAGGAGACGGCACCGGTACGAATTTACTCCAAAGAGTTTATTGCAGACTGGACGTTTACCGTCAAGGTGGTGTAATTATAGAGGGTTGGGCCGTAAGTGATACCCACCTCGCCGGAGCTAGTAAATTAACATCTACGCTCAATGCAGTAATTCGCATCCTCAAAGGTGACGAATTCGCAGTCATACTTATTGTGGTGACAGCTGGAGCTGCAAATTCATATTTGATCCCCAGCAACTCCTACATTAAGATCGAAACTTTATAATTAAATATAAAACAAAAACACTTAAGAATTATCAGCCTATATGGAATATATAATCACCATATAGGCTGATGGCCCGTAAAAAGATCTGTGAAATCTACAGACGCCGCCCCGTGTGGG